TTATAAACTATTGATTGCTGTTTCATAATTTGAGACAGCTTTTTTTGCATTCTCCTGGTCGGTGTGCCAATAGACATTTTCAGTCATAATAAGGCTAGAATGTCCCATGCGGTATTGCATGTCTTTGGGGCTTGTATTGGCGTACAGCATCATTGTATTGTGAGTGTGACGGAAACCATGGAATGATACATTAGTCACGCCAGCAGCCTTAAAATGCTTAGTTAGGCGTTGTCTTAACTTACAAGCATAGGCATATTTTTCTGTAAATACAGAGAATACAACCGTTTCAGACCGCCCTAGTTGCCATGATTGCACTTGTTGGCGGTTTTTGTATTGCTTGAGCATAAGTAACGTGGCTTTATCTATTGGTATATCACGATAACCAGCACTTGACTTAGGTGAGTTTATTTCTTGGTATCGGTTGAGTGTTTTGTTGATGCTGATAATACCATTGTCTAGGTCAATATCAGACCATTCAAGAGCTAAAGCCTCACCGATACGGCAACCAGTAGCTAACAAAGTCTTGTATAGGACAATATCAAACAGATTTTCATAGCTTGATTGATCTAGTGTATCGAGGTAATCAAGAAATTGTTTTAGTTCTTTGTTGTCCAGGTATTTTACAGTAGTTTTTTCTTTTTGTTGCTTACGTGGCACTATAACATCATTAGCTGGGTTATATGTTATCACTTGCATAGAAACACCGTATTTCAAAATACGCTTATTCATATTATGGAGTAAGGAGTAGTTAGCAAACGCCCCTTTTTGCCCAGTATTAGCCTTGTCAGCCCATTTGTTTACTTGTTGTTGGATAATAGGCGTAGTGAGTTTAGATAGCTTGTAATCGCCAAATACGGGCAATAGATGCACCCTAACCACGCCCTCCATAGATTGGCGAGTATTTGGCTTAACTGTATTCTTGTAACTATCCCACCAAACTTTTACAAGCTCATTATACGTTGTAATTGTCGGCTTGTCTTTAACTGTATAGCCATTAGCAGCAAAAGCATTGATAGCATCACGCGCTTTTACCCTAACTCCCTTTTGGGTGGTTGCTGTAACAGTTGTACGGGCTTTCTTGCCCGTTAGTTGGTCAACACCTAGATAGACACTTGCATAGTAAACTTTTTGACCGTTCTTTTTGATTTTATCTTTGATATTCATGTATTTGTACCTTTCTTTCCATCAGCAGGCAAGGCGCGTAGTTTTGTTAGGTATTTATACATGTAGTTTGATAGTGGTTAATCTTCACTCTCTGAATTTTTGAGTAAGTCTTGAAATTCAGAAATGCTATATACTTTATCTGGTTTTTTAGGAAACTTACTAGACACCTTTAATCCATTGTATTGCATATCCCAAAATGAGCTATATTCAAAAAGTTTGTTGAATTCCATATTTTTAGCAATCTCTAAGCCTTCGAAATCTTTATGTTTCATATAATTCATGAGGTATCTATCATTGATATTTGACATGGAATAGATTGTATTGATGATTAAAGGAATTTGATCATCTGACAAATATAAATCATGATGTTTTAGGAACTCAATGAAATCATTATTAAAATCATCAATCATCATAGATATTTCTTCTTCCGCTGTTCTTATAGTGGAGTAACCCAGTAAAAACGGAATATGGACACCAAAATAATCAGAAAGTTCTTGAGCGGCATCAGATTTTATATCTGTTTCTCCTTTTTCCCATCGTTGTATAGTTCTATAAGGTATCCCAGTTTCTTTAGCAAGCTCCTTTTGTGTTAAATTTTTCTCTTTTCTTAGTTCTTTTAACCTATTCATAAAATACCTACTTTCTAATCATAATTATAACATAAAATGCCATAAATGGAGAAAAAAAGATAATTTTTTCTTGACAAACGCCAAAAAAGGAGATAAAATTACCTCGTAAAGTAAAAATTCTCCAAAAATGGAGAGAAATGGGAGGTGAAACAAATGCTGATTACTTTATCACTTGCTGAAAAGGTACGTATCAAACGTGCTAGATTGCAACTAACAAAAAAAGCTGCATCAGAGCAGTTGGGTATAAAGTCTCAAACTTTGACAAAAGTAGAGAACGGTAATTATGATGCGCCTAAGCGTATCTATGAAAGCGTGATGACTTGGCTAGTAGAGGAGGTGTAGTAAATTTTGAGAATGCTTGAAAATGTAATAGATAGTATAACAGATGACATGATAGAACATCCAATACGCTATAAACTTATTAGCGCACTATTGGGCATCCCAATAGGTATGCTAGTCTATTATCTCCTTACTGGGATATTTTAACTGATGCTACTCACGGAGCTAAACAAAAAGCCATGTACAGGCGACCAAACCAACGTACATGGCTAAGAACAAATAACAAAACTCAAGCAAGGCAAGGCGCGTGGTTTTGTTAGGTATTTAGTAAGAGTGAAAACTATCGCCCTTATAAAATATATTTACTATAAGTTTACCAAAAACAAAGGAGAAAATCAAAAAATGCCATTAAGCACACGAAACATTAAGCAACAGGGTAACCAAATCGCTGAGTTGCTCCCACGTATTGAAATTATACAACAGCTAGGCAATACTTTATTACTTGCTGATAATGCTGGAGCAGATAGCGCTGTTTTACATCATCAAACAAAACAAGCATTTAGCGTTATTTTTGAAATGACTGAACAGCTATATAAAGACTTAGATTTAATCGCTTGTAAGTTGATAAATTGTGATGATGATAAAGAATTGGAGGTTATTAAACGACATGACACAACAAGAATTTGATGAACTTTTAGCAGGGGCAAAAGAAAATACTCCTAATCTATTTCAATTTATCGAGGATTTTGTAGATAAAAAAGTGACACACGAAGAAGTTAGTGTTTATTTATCTATGACCTCTGACCAGCGACAAAACTATATTGACAACTATCAAGCGAGGTAAGACATGCAAAATGAACTATATCTAACACCAACACAAAGTATTATCTTGATTGTCGTATGTTTGGCTATTCTCGTCTTGTTATGGCGTTATGAGAGCTATATAGAGCTTGATATTAGCCCACAAACTGACAAGGTGGAGGAAAACACCACAGCCCACGTACAAGAGCGCTATGGGGCTTATGTATGGCTTGCTGGCAAGAAATTTAACTAGGAGATGAGTATGGGAACATTTTCGGTTGAATTTGAACAAGGCTTATTAGATAGAGTTGATAGGCTAGCACAGCAAAAGTTAGAGCTAGAAAAGAAATTACAAAAGAAAACAGGTTTAATCACAGCCAAAGAATTAAAGGATGAACTAGATATTTCTGGAACAACTTTGAAAAACTGGATGGATATTGGACTTGTATCGTATCAATCCCCCTTTGAAAGTAGCAAAAAACTATATTTCAAGGTTTCTGATGTGATTAATTTTCTCACAGTACGCTAGGAGGTCTATTTTGAAAGTATTTATTATTGATGGTGATGGGTGGAGGGGCAAGGTGCATTATTCACCTAGCTTAGATGTTGTGTTTATCAGTGACAAAGTGGATAAGCACGCGCGTGATGAATTGATTGAGCGTGTAACGAAATCAAGTAATAGAACAATCTGGAGGTAAAGAATATGAAATTAGTAGAGTTTCTTGAAAGTCATGATAAGGCAATTGCTGCAAAATTTAATATCTTAGAGCTTATCCGTGATGGTAATGAGCGTTTGGGGCAAGTGTTGATTAGCAATCATGAATTAGAGCAAGAATTAGATAGTATATTTAGACATATTGAATTTTTAGAAAAAACAATCACAACAGAAAGGAAATACAATGGGGAATCGTAGAATGATAAGTAAGACCGTAACACAAACACAGCGTTTTTTACAGATGCCATTAGAGGCACAAGCGTTATATTTTCATCTAATCCAAAATAGCGATGATGATGGTGTTGTTGAGGCTTTTCCCGTTGTCAGAATGATTGGAGCAAGTGATGATGGTTTGAAATTATTACATGCCAAGGGTTTTGTCACTCCTTTAAATCATGAGATGGTTTATTTTATCACAGATTTTCATGAGCAAAATACTGTAAGGAAAGATAGGTACCACCCTAGTATTTATAATCATTTATTGGATAAAATCTCAGAAAAAAATGACGGTTTACCACATGGCAACCAAACGGTAACCGATGGTTTACCCAATATAAGTAAAGATAATATAAGTAAAGATAATATAAGTAAAGGTAGTGGTAGTAGTATAAATAATATAACAGGGCAAACTGAAAAAATAGTCACCGCTCCCCCTCCCTTTAATCAAGACTTTATAAACATCTATAAATCTTTTGAGCAAGAAACTGGTAAACCTTTATCACCAATACAGATGCAAGAATTGCAGTACATGCTAGAAGATTTTAGTCCAGAACTTATTCTTGAGGCATTGAAAGAGGCGGTTAGTCAAGGTAAGGCTAATTTGGCATATATTAAAGCAATCTTGAACAGATGGAAACAGGATAACCTATTGACAGTTGAACTTGTTAGAAATAGCAAGGCAGCGCGTGAGAATAGAAAACAACAGAATAAATCAAAACCAGAGCCTCAAACCCGTGAGGAGTGGTTGGCGAACTGGTCAGAAGAAAACCCATTTTAGAAAAAGGAGTTACATATGCTAACACAAGCTGAATTTATCGCAAACACAAAGACACTAGCAAAGACTTGCCCCATTCATGGCATCCCGTTAATGCAACTTGATAGAGTAGTTAAAATTGCTGGGGAAGATAAACCACGGAAACCGTCTCCGTTTTGTCCTAAATGTGCCCAGGAGCAGATAGACAAACAGGAACAGGAAGAGGTAGAAAAGCACTTAAACGCTAGTATCTATCAGAAAACCTATAATGTGCTTATGCGTGACAGTACAATCCCAGAAGACTTAAAAGCGGCATCCTTTGATAATTTCATTATTGAGACACCAGAGGAGAAACAGCTGTTAGATTTTGTAAAAACTCAAACTCAGAAATATCTTGGTGGCATGAATGGAAATACTTTGCTAACAGGCACTACAGGGGTTGGAAAAACTCATCTAGCTATTTCTCTTGCCAAAGAGCTAAATGAGGCGTATAGAGCCAAAGGAGAGCCTAAAAGTGTATTGTTTATTAACCTTACTGAGATACTAAGAGAAATCCGAGAAAGTTTTAAGTTTACTAGCAAAGAAGGTTATTATTCGCGGATGCTAAAAGAGGTTGATTATCTGATTTTGGATGATTTAGGGGTCAAACTTGGCAATGCCTTGGGGCAATCTAAGTCAGCATGGGAGGAGGAGTTTATTTTTGATGTACTTAGTCATCGAAATAATACTATCATAACCACCAATTTAAGCAATAACGAAATAGCAAACCTTTATAGCGAACGTGTTGCAAGTCGTGTCCGCACAGGATTAGAGGGTAACTATTTTAAAGTATTTAGTATCAAAGATAAGCGGTACTCAATCACTAAGCTAAAAAGCATGGTACAATAATTTTAGACCAGGAGAATTGAAATGATTTATGACGAATTAAAAATGCTTGTCTTTGAGAAATTAGGTGAGAAAGAGCAACAAGCAGTAGAAACGTATCTTGATAGTAAGAAAACATTTTTTGAGAAGATGACTATACTTGAAGCGTTTTTAAGTGCTTTTAATTATATTGATAGTGCCCTAAACAAGGCATCCCATACGTAACTTACAAACCTAAACAAAAATAGACGCTTTTCATGGGGTGAGAAATTGCCTCTTTGAGAAATACTGCGCTGCTTTCCTTGAAAAAATAAATCAAGCGTGGCAATCTAACCAATTTGAAAACAACTAAAAGAATCCTACCTAAACCCCTATGCTTTCCATCGCCAAACAAAACATTAAGCATAGGGTACTTGGTATAAAAAACTAATTGAAAATCCCTTTATTTTTTATAAATGTGACCGTGTGACCATCTTTTTTATTTATATTATATAGGAGTTGGAAATCATTTCATCTTTTCTATATAAATAATTTTTCAAAAGACGGTCACAAGATTTTGACACCACCTAAACCCTTGGTACTACTAGCTTAAAAGGTGTGACCAAGTTTTTTCAAAGATGGTCACAAATAGCAAAAGTTTACATAATTTATCTTGAAATAAGAAAGAGAGGCTAAAAATGACTGAAAACCACTACCTAGAACAAGCGGAAAAGACAGACTGGAACTTGAACAGCACCGCTTAAATTATATGGCTGGTGATACACCCGTAGGCTACTTTCCAAGGGCTGAGACAGAGAGGCACGCGCCTCTTTTTGTCATTTAATCAATAAATTTGGGTTTTCTCTATAAGGAGGGGGTAAGATGATTGAATTAACCATAGAAAAGATAATCAAACCACTGAAAGAAAAAGGGTTATCAAAAGCATGTGGACAGTTGAGAGGGCAAACTATCACTATTGACCTTAATAACCTAACTACTACTTATGATAGCCAACAGATAAATTTAGCTAGCATACCAGGAACATACGGAGGTACTCGCTACTTCTTTCTTTGTCCTGATTGTGGTAGACGGTGCAGGAAACTTTATAAACAGTATCTGTATTTTAGTTGTGGAACGTGTCAACAAGTCCACAAAAAAACATTAAACCGAAGTAAAACAGATTGTCAGTATTATTTTAATCTAGCATTGAAAGAGGCTAGAAAGGTAGACCCTAGTTATTATCCAGAAAAAGGGTACGTAGATTATGATAATTTTCCAAGCCGTCCAAAAAGAATGAGAGCCAAGACATACTGGAGACATTACAGAAAGTTTACTAGCTATTTAGATAAAGGGCTGAGTTATTGGCTAGGTGGACTAAAATAAACAGGGTGCATTTACAAAACAAACAAATAAAGAACGTTCTATTAGTTCCCAAAACAAATAAACTTACTCAATCGAACAAAGAACGAACAAAGAACACGCGCTATTTTTGATATAATCATAGCGAGGTATTAAATTATGTTTGAAATCAATATGACAATTAACGAGCGACTAAGAGACATTAGAGATTTGAAAGATGCTATTTCTAGTTTAGAAAATGATAAACTTGAACTTGAGAAAACTTATCCAGTACAGTCTAGGAGAATTAGAAAGAGAAAAGCAAGATTATTGGTAGCAATACGAGGAATTAAAGCAAAACGGCAACGTATGACAGACTTAATCAATCAGCTATCAGACGAAAACCAACGTAAAATTTTAACCTTACAATATATCGAAGGAGTAAAAGACAAACATCTAGTAGAGGCAAGCGGTCTAAAAGATTATAGAGAAGTCTCTAGCATTAGACAAAAAGCTATTAAGAACTTAGAGCAGTTACAAAAGCAACTAGAACAGCCACAAGCTTAAATTTATCTCTATTTTAGCGCGTGTTTTACCTTGTCCGATAAAATTAACCACGGACTAGCTAAAAGCCCTTATAAACGATTTTAGGAGCTATTTTTGATAACTAACATTAGACAAAATATCACTCTTTTTACTTGAATACGTGTTATACGTATGGTATAATAATGTTGTCAGGAGGTAAAAGCGCTATGCCTATGACACAAAAAGAAATGGTTAAGCTACTTACCGCCCATGGTTGGACAAAAACCAAAGGTGGTAAGGGGTCTCACGTTAAACTTGAAAAAGCAGGCGAGCGACCTATAACCATTCCCCACGGTGAAATTAACAAATACACCGAAAGGGGTATCAAAAAGCAAGCAGGGCTGTTATAA